CGTTTAGCAGCTACCATTTCTTTTTTAAATCTCGCCACTTGGTACTCAGGCGTGTTAGCTCTTGTCCCTAAAATTGCGTGAGTAATATATTTATACACCGCTTCTTCAGCAAACTTATGCACCCGCATTTCTTCTTCTGTGCCAAGGCCGTCGCTAATGTACTTTAATGTAATTATGCGGTTTACCATATCCGAACTAAAATGCACAATGCCGTGCAGCTGGTCTATGTAAAAAACACCGTTCATCTGCGCTGCTTCAGGCTGCAAACCGTAGCGTCTGCCATAGCGGTACATATTAAAAAGCATACCCTCGTTTAAGGCGTTGTCTTGCGGATTGTTATATGGTGCTCCGTAATAATCCGAATTAAACTTCTTAAGCGTTTCAGACTCGTGCGCTTTGAGTATATTGCCGGCATGGTCAAACGTGTATTCGTAATCGTTGTCTTGCGCTATAGCGGAAGGGTTGCTTGAATCACGGATAGGATATATAATTCTTTCAATACCGTTAGCGTCTACCCAAGACATACGCACATAATTAACGTAATCTTGCGGTAATATCATTGACAGCGAAGGCGGTATTTCTATTTCATATGCTTTTTGTGAGGGTAGTGTATCAAAGCTAAATTCTTGAATAGCACGCTGCGCATGAAAAGCTACGTCTGTTCTTTTGATCTTGCTTATAATTTTATCTTCCCCCACGTAGGCTATCATAAAATTATTAACCATATCTTTAAGGCTAACAAACTGGTAGTCACCGTAATCTTCATCACCACTATTCCAAACGCCGTCGGCGCCAAGGTAGTAAGCTTCGCTAGTTTGATTTAATAATGCCATGTGTTAAGATTTTTCTTGTTGAGTATTGCGCGCTTCTTCTTGAGCGGCTATTTGGTACACTTGCAATTCGCGTGTTGAAATACCAGCAAGCTCTAGTATTTTCATTACTAATTCTGTTTCTTCCGACGCATGTAGTGGGAAATCAACAGAAGTTGATGTATTAAACATTGCAACTCCATTAATAACCGGTTGCTCATAGTTCCAAACAACTTGCGCAGGTCTTTTAATATAGTTACACGTTACACCTGTAGTTAATTCAGCAGTACCGTATACTTTGTATCCATCATCGCTGGCAACAAAAACAGGTCTTGTATCAGTGGGCTTTGTTAAAGGCGCTTGGTTTATATATAAAAACTCTTTTTGATTAATTCTCTCAACTTCTATATTATTATAGATAAGCGTACCTATTCTGTATAAATCAGAAGGCGCAACCCAATAATTGTTACTACGGGTCATTGCCGCTGTAACTTCAAATAAATTTATTTTTTCGTTGAGAATGTTGAGCATGTCGGAGAACTCCGTGTCGTTTCCATGCATTCTACCGAACTGGTTAATGTCATAGAAGTATTGCTCGAATAGATCCATCTGTGCTTGATTAGCAAACAGATTAAATTCTTGAGGCGTAACATACCCTCGTTGCTCTTTATTGAGTATACTTAATACTCGTTGATAAACAGTGTCTACGCTTACGCTCATAATGTTTTATGTTATTAAAGTGGAGACCGCGTTAGCGATCCCCACTATTTGACTTATAGTCGTTTTTCAATTACATTCAGTACTTCCATACCTTCATCTGTTTTGAAGAATGCAGCAAGCGCCGAATAAGGGTGTTCGTCAAAAGGAACAGTCATGATCTTGCGTTTATTTTCGCCGTACATAAATGTTCTATTGTCACTTGATAATGTTAGCAATCCACGCTCTGTGGCTTTGATCCCAATATTTCTTAGTTCCACGTTATCGTCATTGGCCAGCTCTAAGAACAAACCAGGTTGTTTACGCGCAAATATAAGTAAATCTCTTTTAAGTTCCTTAGAAGAGAGCTCAGATACCTTAGATCCGCTCTGAACACGCATTATCGCTTCAGCTTGATCGACTGCCATGTCTTTAGCAGCATTAAGTGCTTCTAATTCCATTTCAATCCAATCAACCTCGTCTTCTGCGATTGACTCAGGTTTATACTCTGCAATTATACCGGATGTAACAAACGGGTGTACAGATAAAAACTTTTGCATTGCTATGTTTTCTTTAGGAACTCTTAAGATACCGTTTCTTAAAACAATACGCCCTAGTGTTACTGTTCCTTCTTGCTCATCAACGAATGGAGAGCGCTGGTTAGTAGCATAGCGTATTTCTCGCTGGTATCCTTTTTCTTTGTCAAAGTGAAGTAACGGGCTTTTTGCAGAGTGCATTGTAGGGACAGTGTAAGCCAACGGCTCTTTACCGCTCGCTAGTTCGTACAATCGGTCTTTAAAAACCCATTCATCTTTTTTCTTTGTAACTTTTTTTGTTTCAGGCTGAATAGTTGCAAGAACTTCTGGTTCTGGTTCAACATATGTTTCAACTTTTGCTTTTGGTGCAGCTTTTTTAGCCGCAGGTGTTTTTGCTGTTGCCATGATATAATATAATTAAATAAAGGTAATAATTACCCCCGCCACAAAGGACGAGGGCAATATTAAATTAACGCTTATGCGTTAGTTGTTTTCTTCAACAATACGAAGTTGTTGGCTGCTTGAGTACACATTGTGCGCTCTGAAAGGAAGTGAACATTCATTTCATCAACATCACTAGTGTAATTTCCACCAACTGAGCCAGTAACCCAAGACTTCATACGACGATCGTCTGCTTCAGAAGCACGGTAACGAACGTGTAAGAAAGGACGTGAGATGTTCTTGCCTAATTGTTGGTCATAAACAGTAGAAGTACCTGCAGGGATGATTACCCCTTCAATATCGCCGATAGATCCGCGAGTAGTTGAATCGTTCAAGTATTTCCAGTCAGTCTTGTAGAAGTCATAAGAACCGCGACGGAATCCAGAGAATCCTAAGTTCAATGCCATATCTTCAGAGTTGTCAAATACACCGTAAGATGTACCGCCAGCTCCGTAAGAATTCTGAGCAGCAAGCATATTGTCGATAGACAAAGAAGTTGCACGATCCAAGAACATCATGTTCTCTTCAATAGCGCCTTGCTTATCAAGCTCAGAAAGAATAGTATCAAACTCACCTAGTCCATTACCACCACCGAAGTCAGCGTTGTTGTAAACCAATCCGCGCTCTTCTAATACAGAGAACAAACCTTGAGTACCTGCAATTACCTGACCGCCGTTAGCAGCTGGTGCGTTAAACGTTGATACAGCTTTTTCAGCTTCAACCATAGACATTTCTAGGTAGTCTTCAAAACGTAGACGCGACTCGTGCTCAGACTTCAAGTACCACATGTAGCCAGAAGTTCCAGCTTCAGTAGTTACTTCAACCCAACCAATCTGCGCTGTGTCAGAACCGTTAACGCTGTACTTATCACGTAAGATAATAGGCTGGTTAGAAAACTGAGTGAACGAAGCGTCCAATGAGTTACCAGCTTCTTTAGATCCTTTTCCGTACTCATTACCGTATACAAACAAGCTTAAGTCTGCAGAATTTACCGCAATACCAGCTGGAGCAAGACCCGCTGCTGTTTCATAAGCTTTGAATGCTACAGTTTGAATAGTAGCTGAAGTAGCGGTAACTCCTGTAACAAACGCTTTGAAAGTAGTGATAGCTCCACCCGCAAGGCTTTGGCTAACTACTAAAGTCATACCTGGGCCAATCAAAGAAGGCTTAGCAGCCGTTTGAGTAATCTCTAAAGTACTGGTTGTTTTTAATCTAACATCATCGTAAGCAATGTGTAGACGACCTTGTTCAGACCATACTACTTGATCAGAGGCCATAGGCATCTCTGCTCCCACCATACGCAAGAATCCGCCGATCGTACGATTACCGTAACGCTCTACTTCTTTCTCGTATACTTCAGGAAGAAATTGTTGTGTAAAATCCATATTCGCTAAAGGAATATAGTTGTCACCGAACAAGCCCTTAACAGGACGTGGTGTTAGGTGCGCTAAATTTGCCAGTGTTGCTGGCGCTGTTGCAAATGCCATTTGTGTAAAATTTTAAATGGATTATTATTTTTTAAACTTAACCTTAAGTTTAGAGCTGTTAGTTCCACTATCAACCGCGCGTATTTTCCACCCATTAGACGCTGTTACTTCTTCGTGAACCCCTCTCGGATTCATATCAACGTTCTTTGTGCGGGCCATACTATCCTTTACTGCATCGGCTTTGCCTTGCTCGTAAAAGTGTTGTGCAACTTGATCAGCGTTCATTGCGGTGAACAGCGATTTATGGTAGCCTTTAGCGTCCGACATTTCACCTTTTTCGTTCAAGAACTTCTTGATAAAGTTGTTAATGTCACCTTGGGTTTCCTTAACCTTGCCAGTGTCGTTAACTTTGAAGCGGTACTTTTTGTCTCCAACGTTGTAATCAAACCCTTGAAAACTTTCATTGAATACTTTCGCGCTTTCGCGTTTAAACCTACTGGTTTGTTGTTCTGCAATTTTAGCAGCATCTTCACTTTCTTTTGTATAGCGACTGAAAAATTCTACCGCTTTTTGCTGGTCAGGGTTTAACCTAGATCCAGCTTTAATTTCATCGTAGTATTTAGACTTTAAATTATCTAAATGCTCTTTAGCTTCTGATAGCGCTCTTTTGCGTTCTATCTTCTTTAAACGTACATCACGCTCATCGTCAAGCTCTTCATCGTAAGAAAATTTGTCTTCTAATAAAAAGTCAATGTCTTCTCTATCGTACGATTTATATTTTGTTTCGTAGTACTCGCGCAATAACTGATCTTCATTTAACTGTGAGTAATCAGTATTAAGCCGCACATAATCTTCCAAAGTACCACCCGTTTCATCCATAAAGTCAACAACTTTTTGAATGTTTTCGGGCAAGTTTGCGCCGGCTTTTGTGGATTCTTCAATTGCTGTAGCTACATCTTCTTCAAGTTGTTCCGCTACCTCTTCTACTTCTTCGTCTGTAATTTCTTGTAATACAGAAGTTTCTTCTACCGGTTCTTCTTGAACAGGCTGTTTATCTTGAACGCGCTCTTCTTCTCTGGCAGGTTCTTCAACTGCTGCTTCGACGTTTTGTTCTGGTACTTCTTCGCTAACTGCGGGTTCGTCGCGTACAGGAACCTCATCTGCGCTTTGCTCTTGAACGGCATTAGCTTGCATGTTTACTTTGATAGTACCGTCTTCATCGACGCCTACTACCGGGTTAGTTTCTTCACTCATGATAAGATATTATAAAATTATTATTACTATAATTACCTAGGTTCAAAGGTACCTAAGCCAAACCCACTGCCAAGTATATCGTTTCCAGAGGATTCGAAATTTTTAGGTGGCGAGTCATTTTTTCTTTGATCAATTAACTCGCTTTGTTGAGTCGCTTGCATTTTAGTTCTTTCGTCTTTGCGGTCTTCTTTACTAGACTCTTTTTGCTTTTGCCCATCAACCTCAATGCCCTTAAGCTGCATATTGTACTGGAACTCCAAGGCCATAAGTTCTTTCTTTAATTGAACTTCAGACTGCATTTTTTGCTGGTCAATTTGAGCTTTCATTTGTTCAAGCTGCGCTTTTGTTTGAAACAGCGCTTGTTCTTTCTGTATTTCCGCTTGCGCTGCTACTTGTTGTGCTTGTGCGTTCGCTTGCGCTTGCGCTTGTATATTTTGCTGTTGTATTTCTTGATCGCGTAATTGCTTTTGCTTTCTACGCAGTTTTAATAACTGATTAGCTAACTTAAGGTTTTTAACTTCGCGTATATCAATTGCGTCTGATAAATCTATAAGCCCAGCGGAAAGCGCGGTTTGTATGTTATTTTCCAGCATACCTTTTTCTTCGTCGTCTGGTGATAACTCTAAGACAATGCCGAAATCGTGTAAATACAAATCGTTTAGCTCTTCTAACACACCTACGTTAAAACCGCCTATTTTTTGAATAAATGCTTCTTTAGATGGGCTGTACTCAAGTATGTCTGATATCCTAAGCGATAAAGACTCTGCTGTGTCGGCTGTTAAAAACAACCCTGAGTCTAATATATGTCTTGTAGCTGTGTTTGAATTTGCTGCCGCTAATTTTTGCACACCAACTAATGCCCGTGCATCGGGGCTTGAACCATCACGAGCTTCATTAAGACCCGTTACATCACGGATCATTTGTAGGTAATAGTTGTATGTTTGAATTAATGTTTGCAGCTTTTGGCCACCCGCGCCGGTTTGTAACGGTTGGATAGGCACTTTACCAGGATTCATATCGCCCTCTTGCGTAAATGACCTACCAATAACAGAACCCGTCTGGAAGAACATATTAAGCGCCTCTTGCGGATTGTAGTTTGTTCCGTTGCCTAAATCAATTTCAGCAAGACCGTCCGCATCCATATAAACACCGTCAGGCATCATTTTAGATAGCACCTGCTGCATCTTTAAATGGGTAAGCTGTACCATATCAGCAAACCCCGTACAACGGCTTACAATAGATTCAATACGACCTCTGTACATTCTTGGAGCTACAATACTGTAATTCATTTTTACTTTATTGTAATCACTTTTAGGGCGTACCATATTTTTAGCCATACCCCATTCCAATAGCATACTAGGGCCTAATATCATAGCCCCCTCATATAACACCTCGAGCGAACGTGATGCTTTAGCGAACCCTTCTGAATCCGCCGGT